TCCCAAAGATCACCCGAGAAGTTATTTGGAATTGGAGCAGAGTTGCTTGATACCTTGATATCCAAGCCATCTGCGATGACAGACAGCCAGTTCGGAGAATCAACCCAACCAGGGTTGTTTGAGAACCACGATGCTGTTAGGTTTGAGATAACCGGAGCAGAAAGTGTAATTGTTCCATAGATGGTGGAGACTCTGTAGGATATCACAGACGTTAGGAACGGAAGATTCTCAGTGAGCGTTAGGGTGTTGATCACATACGGAGGGGATCCGGTTGTCACTTGCGTATCCGTAACCGTCGTTGGCGTGTTGTTGTCTATAACAGCCACGATTGTCGTTGGTGGAGTTGGAAGTACCGCTGGCGGTGTTGGGACAATCGTTCCACCCGTCGTTCCCGCGATGACGTTGTTAATTGTAACCTGAGGAATGTTGATGACCTCATTGAACGAAATCGCTTGCTGGATTACAGGACCCGAGACAGTATCAACCCAATTGTCAAAGTTGGGATTGAGGCTTACTTTTCCGTTCCAGTTAATAACCAAGAATGGGTTCAAGTTAGTGACTCTGGATGCAAATGGCTGAGATATGATCATCCTCTCGTTGTAAGGCAACGTGATCACCCCACCTCTGGATGAGATGTTTGGAGTAGAGATGGATGTATTGTACTTAACTATACCGGATGCTCGATCGAAGCTAGGAGTTAGGTACGTTTTCTTGTATGCTGCGGCAAATCCATCTCGAAGCACGTCGCCCGGAGAGTTTACGTCAAATCCATCCAGCAAGAATCCAGACTTGAATCGATCCAATCCGTTTGCTGGATTGATGATTGACATATCAATCACGCTCTTCTCAGTTTCGCTTAGTGCGCTGATGTACTCTATTTTGGCAATGCGATCTTCGATCTTTCCGATATCTCGCATGGTATAGCGACGATTTTTGATGTTCTTGACTCTAACGTCCTTGCCGTATTTTGTGTATGCTGGGATATCCAAAGTAGCAATCAACATTGCTCCTTCTAGCACTGTGCTAGGGAGTTTAGGAACCTCAGAAGGAATTCCAGATACAACTCGAACAACACCGCTGGATTCCAAGAACACAGCGTCCTTTCGTCCGACGTAATATTCCAAGTCTACAAAGAGCCTTGAGTTATCTCTTGGGAACTCGATTGAGAGAGGAGCCCCACCGCCGATAATTGGGCGGAAGTCCAGGACTTGAGCGAGATCAATTTCCTGACCGTCAGATGCCTTATACGTTCCGATTTCGTTGGGTGACGCATAAGAATCAATAGAGAAGAAGTCTCCAGCACCATGAGCATAGTATTCATAAACAACGTCGATGGTATATCCAGATGCATACGTCGATGGTATTGTGATCTTCGATGGTGCGTAGTAGCTATCTCGATATCCAAAATCACTGATGGTGCAGAGAGATGTGATTGGAACAACCGTATACGGTGATGCTACGAGGGTAGCAGTTACAGACTCAAGTTTAGTGACATCTGCTTTGGATAACGAGAAGGTTGTTCCCGCCGGTGCCGCTATCGTTTGGGAGAAGCCAGAAGTTTTAGTTTTGCTCTTCAAGCTGGGGTTTGTTATGGTTACGGGGACTATAATGTAACCGTTGGTTCCCGTCAAACCACTTGTATCTATTGTAACCTGCGTATCGCTTGTGAACTCTATTCTTGAGTTAGCGACATGCTCATCCTCTGTTCTTGCAATGGTGTTATCTGATGTCTTTGGAGACAGCTTGCCCGGAGAGATCGCCACAACAACATCTGATCCTGTTGGTGTGAACGCAATGCGTCTAGAGACCTCGTATGTGATTTCTTTCCCGCCGCCCTGTACCGACTTAATGTTGTCGATGGGGAGAGGAATAAGGCTTGTTGGGCTCTTGACGACGGAGCTAATCGACTCTCGGATAATAGCGGTAGATCCGGAGCTATCCCCAACTAATGTGTCGTTGATAATTGGAAGCGCGGATGTCAATCCCTCCGCGGTGGTGCGCTTTTTAAGTTGCAGTACGGATGTCGATGCATTCCAAGCGTGCACCACACCATATCTAGTTGTGCCGAAGTGAACGATTTCACCGACATTGAAGTTGCCCGTAGCATTACTCACAACGTATGAGTTAACAATCGCGGCGTGGCCGTTTCCTGAATCCCAACGAATACCACCCACTCCATATGCATTAGTTGATACCGATCTATCAAAGATGTAAAGAGCGTAGACGGCAGTCGGTGTATCCGGATCTCCACTGTGCAACTTTAGACCGTACGCTCGAGCAGTTCCAATTTGAGTTCCGCCCGTTGGCGCAGATGTGGTGTGAATTGTTAGAGGCTCATATGCTGAGATATTAGGCAGAGAAACCAGATCCGTGATCAGAATGTATTGCCCATATTCGATAATGCTAGCAAAATCATTTACGGATCTTGTACTCGCTGCGTTTCTCGCCTTCTCTATGGACAAATATGTGTCTGAGATCTTCTCAATCTCAAATCCTTTGACGTACGCTTTTCCGGAGCTGACCTTGATAGACAGCAGATCCTCGTCTCCGCCTTGCAATGCAGACCATTGACCCTGCGGGAAATTCTCACTGTTGAGGTGATCTGTTACGGAGAGTTTGATTCCGCGGACAGTGTAGTCGCCGGATTCGTCGTATGTCCTACGAGCAATGTTCTTTTCCAGCTCATTGTACTTGGCGTATCTGAGATGCTCTTCCAGAACACCATTATTAAATCGCATCACCTCAATGTAATCGTCGGATGGAGTAAAGGAGTACGGTTGAGCAACCAGTACCAATTCTGCCTTATATCTATCGGCGCCGGGGGCAGCGTAATTATAGGAACCAAACGCAGGATCCAATAGCGTTTCATCGCTTGAAGAGTCTACGATAGACTCCACAAGCTTCAGCATGACTCGGCAATGTGGCAGCGTTCCGTATTTGTTAATTACGACACTTTGTTTGTTGACGTAAACAAACTTTCCGTTGATGTAGAACACCCCAGCAGTAATGTTTGCCATGGAAGCAATACCACTGAATTCATCGGAATCTTCAGTGTAGAAGTTGTATCCGGTTAGCGCAGTATTTGTGGCTGGGTTGATAGCAACGATTAAGTCGTTTTTCTCAAACCGGACGTAATTTCCGTCTGTGGATCCACGAACGTATTTGATGTAAAATGTTTTGGGGTCCGATCCTTCTTTATCCAACACAGCAGTAACCACAGCTCTAACGCCGTGTTGGTTCTCGATTTCCATATCCAGGAATCGGGATACGTCGACCTCGACTGTATTGTACTCATCTTGAATTCGGATATAGACTGTTGATGTATCTGCGGAAGAATTTCCCGGGATAACAACCGTTCCATTTTGGAATACATGATCACCGAATCTTGCGATTTGTTCCTGCAGAATCGTCTGCAGCTGCGTTAGTTCTCTTGCTTGAACCGCATATCCGGGCTTAAAGAGGATCTTGTGGTACCCTTTAGATGCATCATAATCGTCGTAGTAGGGATCTGTATTGGTATTGATTGTCATATCTTAAAAGGATAAGTAGGTTCTAATAATTAGACCCTGTTGTTCGTCGATGGTAAAGGGAACTTCTGTTGAGACAAAGTACAATTCGCCTGAATATTTATCAATGTTCGGGATCGACGAAACAGACATACAGAGCCAAGACCCTTCTAGAGTTGGATCTGATTGCGTCAAAGTTCCGATCGGAGACGTTAGTTTACCCAGAGAGGAAAGATGTACCGTATTTCCTGTGATGTAGACGACCAAGAAAACACCGACATCGTTCGCCAAAACCATATCAACTTCCAGTCCGATCACATTCATAAACTCACATACCACAACTTCGTAGCTGGAAAGGCTGTCGATTCTGTTGTATGAGTTGATTTCTCTGAGATTACGAACCATCCCATATCGGCGGAAATCTTGGTTGATGAGGTTCAGATCTGGAACGTCCCGTAGGATTGCAGAAATTGCGGCTGTGTTTGCTAGTAGTTCCTTAGGTGCGTCTTTACCGTGCCCCCCAGCTGGAGAAATAATCGCTCTTGCCGTCGCTCTCGTTGCTAGTGCCTCTTGCTCATCTATGGGTTCCGGTCTGTTGACGTCCGTGATGGAGATATTCGCCCAGCTATACCCAGTTCCCCATGTATTCACAGTGATTTTTGTGACGGATCCTCCAGACACAGTAGCTGTGGCCGTTGCTCCAGTTCCGTTTCCAGAAATAGATACCACGGTTGTTGCTGTGTAACCTTCTCCGGGGTTGATGGGTTTGATATAGTGGATACCACCGTCAATTGCGGATTGCTCGACGATTGACTGGTCTGTGGTCATGTCATAATCGCCGATGATTGCTCTCGCGGATGCTCCTGCTCCATCGCCGGTAATTGAGAGCTTGGAATAGGAATATCCCTCTCCCGGGTTTTCCACAAACACATCCACCAATTGGTTGTTGTCGATCACAGGCCTAAGCACAGCTCCAGTGCCATCCCCGATGACGCTAATGGTGGTCTCTGTACCAACGGGCCAGTTCACACCAGGATCATTGATTAGAACCCTATCCAATCTACCATTCAGCATCACTGCTGTGAAGATTGCTGTGAGATATGGTGGGTATCTTCCAGTCCCAGCATCAACCCCCACAGGAACGTTCACGGTGATTGTTGGGGTTCCAACATATCCTGCCCCACTCTTTATGATCGCAACATCCAGGATCTCACCTGCAGAGTTGATGATTGGAGTGATCTCCGCTCCACCCACACTAAACGTAATGGCGCTTCCTGCTACGTAGCCAGATCCGCCGTTTTCAATCGTCATGGATTGCAAAACACCCCCGCTAAAGACTGGGGTGAGCACGGCTCCAGCTCCGGATCCAGCTATGGTATAGTCTACGGAGGTATAGTTGGTTCCTCCGCTATTGACTAGAACACTTGTTATGGTTCCAAATGCATCAACGGTCCCAATCTCAATATCCGCCGGGGTGTTGGATGTTGTGGCGCCGACAACAGATAGAGTCGTTACGTCGTTGGAGGAGTAATCATGTCCTGGAGAGTCAATGACAATCTGCTCGATCGATCCGTTGTTATAGAATGAATCCGTAAAGGCGCGCTGAACGGGAATGTAATCCTGAGATGTGAATCGTTTCTGCTTTGACACAGGAACGACGTACATATATTTCCAAAGATATCCGTCCGCCGTGCGAACCGGAGTAAACTGCGTTCCGGATGGCTCAATGGTTGATATTGCACCATTGTTGTTGTCTAGACACTTATAGACATGGAAAGACGACGTCAAGACGTAGTATTTCTTGTCTGTCATGTCTATCGCATCATCCCAGGCATCATATACGGTGGAGGCAACCCAGTCATGTCTTTTTGTAACCAGGGTCACTTCTCCGGGTAGAACTCTTCGGTAGAAAATGGACGATCCGCGAATCTCCCTGTCCGTCTTCTCAGATACCTCAACCACCGATCCTGGAGCATCATTGGACCCCCATGGATCTAGCTTCCCAAAAAACAGATGGTAGATATCCTTTTTGAGGAGAATATCCTCTACAAATTTAGATGCTATGGATAGCCGAGCACCCGGGCGTATAGATAAACTCATTCATTGTCCCAATTACGTTAGCGTTACTGTCCAGTTGATTGTCAAGGTGTCTCCAGTATCCTTACCTACAGCGCTAAATTTAGCTCTATTTAGCATGGTTCCAGCAGAAGCCGCATTGAAGATTCCTGCCTCTGTGATGGATTTGAGAGTCGCTGGTGATCCTGGTGGAAACGTTGCTGAGAACGTCAGCTGAGCTCCGCTTACAGTTGCCGACGTAAACGCCACTCTAGCCTCCTCGGTTCCCAATGTGGTATTTGCTGCCAATGGTTCCCCAATGCCAGTACCAATTGCCATGTGAGTTACGGCAGTTGGTGGTGTTGGGGTACTCAGCATCCGAGATGCAATGTACTCTTTACCCACAGTGGTGATGATATTTTTCTCGAAGTTGCGGCTTTTGATGTTACCGTTTGAGTCGGTAACAATAATTTCTAGGTCGCCAAATAGTTGAAGTGTGTCGTTCATGATAGTGTAATGGTTGTTTCTGTTGTTGAATAGCCGACATCTACGTAAGATGCATCATAAAATTCTCCAATCGATGTGGAAAATCCGGATGGGTCTGTTATAGTTACAGTATCTGTAAATGTCCCCTTGGTGAGAACCTTTTGCGCGGCGTCCCCCGCGCTTACAGTATCGCTCAGTCCCTTGTTTAATATGATATTTAGTGTTTCTACCAACGCATCTAGGTTATCATATACATAGAAAACGTCTCGAGATAGTGTTCTACTACCCTGAAGATTAAATGGCAGAGAGGCAAAAAGACCCAATTGAGTAAAATACATCAACCCAGCTGGGTGATTTATCTTGATAATGGCGTTTCCGTCTTTGGATCCATTTGGTGTGGTAATCAGATAAGAGAATGCCTGATAGAAGAAATTGTCCTGTAATCTAAATCCATCGTTGGATAGGTGACCATCTTCTGTTTTCCAGAGTCCTTTGTTAGTTCCGATGATGCTATTTGAGATCTCAATTGTAGCTCTAGATTCTTCCCATTTTTGAATGGTGATACCTTGGAATAGGGTGTTGGCTATATTCGTCGGATTTATGTCGCCGTGAGAGTCGATAACATTACTTCCTCCAATAGACCCTTGCACCGATTCTGTAAACTCGTTGATGGTATCTGAGATGTTTAGCGTATATACATTTCCCAGCTTTGATATTGACGTGGTCGTCAATTGTGGCTTGTATGTATAAGGAGAGGCAACCAGATAATGATTTTTGTGGTGGGAATATCCAAAATCTATGGCTTCCACAGAGATAATTTCACCCAAATTGCTCGTTTTGGTTACTCTTAAGAAACTATCTTGATCTGTTCCCTTAATTGAGATTAATTGTCCGGGCTTCCAGTATTTTCCTGGATTTACAATAGAAACTACGCCTGGACACAATCTAGCCAACCCAAAGAATATAACGTTTCCTGCCTCATTTTTTTGATAAACGTTAGCGCCTTCAAATAG